TCGGTGGTTACACCAAGTTGGCAACTCCGCACCCCCTTTGTCGAGAAGATTGACAGAATGAGAATGCCCCACATTGGCGGGATAGTTTTCAAGGTGCAGGGCGGCCAGACCGAAGTTTGCGAAAAGTTATATCCGCTTCCAGGACCAAAGGCAAGGAAACTATAATGACCGAACCTACGCCGGAGTTCACTTACGACGAGTTATGGGGCGAGATTGACCGCCTGTCCAGTGTCGAAGTTCGAAAACCTGGAGACGTGGACAAAGAAGAGGTTATGGCCAAAAAGTGGATTGGTTCTTCAGCGGCACTCGCCTTGATGAAGAAAGTTGCTAAGCACCCCAAAGTGCGGATGCTGAAAGTTTTAGATCAAGAGACTAAACGTTATTTATGGGTTTTGAGGAGGGATGCAGAATGAGGACCGTGAGTATGACCGATGTGAGTTTTTGGCAAGAGAGTAACCGCGCTTACCCGCCAATCATTCCTATGGACTGGCAAAAAGCCAAAGACCAGGGGGTGCAGGGTGCTTACATCAAAGCATCCGAAGGAGTGTCATCCGACCCCGCCATGCCGAACCACCACAGATTTGCCGGCGCTCAAAATATCAAGAGGGGTGCGTATCATTTCTACCGTGATTATATTTCGGGTGCAAATCAAGGCATTCAATTTTTGGCAAACATTGTGGGCCTAAATTGGGAACTTCCACCGGCGATCGATGTGGAGGTTATTTGTGATTCAAAACAAATTTGGGAGTTGGCCAGTTATATTCACACACACATGGGAGTCTGGCCAATAATATATACCAGTCCGGATGTGTGGAATAACCGCATGGTTGATACCAAAATTTGGGTCGGTCTCCGCTACGTGTCATGTAAACTTCTCTTGGCTGAAAAGTGCGATATTTGGCAGGCCCAATACCCCGACGCTGAATATGACACGGGGTCTATTGTTATGCCACTTTCGCCCCTCCAATACTACGCGGATTTGGGAAAACGCGTTATAATTCATCAATACTCTGTCAAGAATGCAATGGGCAAACTTTATGGTTCGCAAGGGTCAATTTCAATCGACTTGGATTTGGCCGACTCTGAGTGGTTCGATAAGTACCCAAGACCACACACGCTTCCATTGCCTGAACCCGAACCAATACCGAGCACCCCGACCGGACTTGACCAAAGTTTCAGGTGCTTAGTGGATGGCCAGAATGTCCGCATGGCGCCGGTCTCCACGTCAATAATTTCTGGCAAACTAATGGCGGGCCAAATTTTATCATACCCGACCGAGATTGCTGTCAATAACCGATACGAAGTTTGGCTGAAGTTTTCCATCGGGTGGGTTGCAACAGTGCACGGAGGAACTCAGTACTTGTCTTCGATCAAAAAGGATTAGGTGCTACATTGCGGTCAGTCACTGTGAAACCAATGGAAGAAATTGAAGGACCCCAGCACCCTTGGGACCAACTCCCAGGGGAGCCGGACCTTTGGTATACAAGATTCACACAATACCGGTTGCTCGGCACCAGTCGGAGTATTCGAAAGGCGGAGATTAGCACCAGGGAACAGGCAGGCAAAACGAATCACGCTCAATCGGCCACAAATGGTTGGTACACAAACTACAAGAAATGGGAGTGGTATCAACGAGCAATACAATGGGACCGGTGGTTGCTTGAAAACGCTGAATCAGAAATAAATGAAACCTGGACCCATCTTATCATGGGACGAGAAGAAATTCTTGGGCGGTTGTCAGAGCATGCCCGGGTCAATATTTCTGACTTCTTCATAACCCGGGAGTTACCGCTCCTTGACTCTCACGGAAATGCACTCAAGGACTCCGCGGGGGTGCCGATGACCAAAACTGCTTGGGAAGTAAATTATGAGGAAGTGAAGTCACGCGGGTATTTGGTGAAGTCAATTACTGAAACTCGGTACGGCACCCGCCTAGAATTACATGACGGTCAATCCGCTCTGATTCAGGTTGGGAAGCACCGCGGGCTGTTTTTGTATAATGAGCAAGGCGACGAGAAAATTATGGCCGACACGCGCGGAGGTTTTCAACTGCCCGCTGACGTTCTGGCGCCCAATTTCTTGAATGTGTACCGAGACCTTGTGGATAAGAATAATACGGAATATGTGCTGACTGGTGGTCGCGGTTCTACAAAGTCATCGTTTGCCAGTTTAGCCCTAATTTATATTATGCTCAATAATCCGGAAGTTCACGTTCTGGCACTCCGTCAAGTCGCCGCAACTTTACGTGATTCGGTGTTTGCACAACTCAACTGGGCCATTGCAGAACTTGGGCTGATGGACCAGTTCAAATCAACTACCAGTCCGATGGAGATTACGCGCTCTTTGACCGGTCAAAAGATCTTCTTCAGGGGTGCGGATGACCCGAATAAAATCAAGTCAATCAAGCCCTCATTTGGCTACATTGGAGCTCTATGGTTTGAAGAGTTAGACCAGTTTCATGGCCCGGAGTCAGTTCGGAAAATTGAGCAATCGGCAATACGCGGCGGCAGCATGGCAATCACATTCAAAACTTTCAACCCACCGCGAACTATCGGCAACTGGGCCAACAAGTACATCCTTATCCCGAAACCTGGGCAGTTAGTCCACCGATCAAACTACCTTGAGGTGCCGATCAAATGGCTGGGCCAACCGTTTGTGGATGAGGCCGCCCATTTGAAGAACGTGAACGAACCGGCGTATGAGCACGAATATCTTGGAGTTGTGAACGGTACCGGTGGAATGATCTTTGAAAACGTTCGCCTGAATGAGATTACGGATGAAGAGATTGCTCAGTTTGACCGTGTAACTTGCGGGCTAGACTTTGGATATTATCCGGACCCCGCGCACTTTTCAAAGGTGCATTACGATGCGGCCAGAATGACTCTGTATATTTTCGGGGAGCACCGGGCTTGGAAGCGCTCAAACCGGGCCATGTATGACGAGATTATAGAAACTAAACTTTTGTCCGTGAATGATTTGATGATTGCGGATTCTGCCGAACCAAAGTCCGTGGCAGATTATCGCGAGTTTGGAGCAAATTGCAGGGGTGCCGAAAAGGGGCCAGAGTCGGTAAAATATTCTATCAAGTGGCTCCAAGGACTCCGAGCAATTGTGATTGACCCAACAAGGTGCCCTCACACTGCCGAAGAGTTCGCCACTTATGAGTACTTACGGGATAAGGATGATAATTTCATTTCGAGTTACCCCGATAAGGATAACCATGCGATCGATTCAGTTCGGTACGCAACCAATAGAACTTGGCAGCGGAGGGGCTCATGATTCCAGAATTTATAAACTGGGTAAAAGGAGTTATAAATAAGATGATAGGAAAAAGTGCAGTCACTTACAAGATCGGTCGGGAAGTCGCGGTTTCGGATGCGATGTATGATGCAATCCAACTTTGGGCGCAACTGTACGGCAATAATGCACCCTGGTTGGGCGATGGCATGAAAAGTCTGAACTTGCCTTCCGCTATTGCGTCAGAAATTGCGCGAATAGTTACCATTGAAATGGCGGTAACAATCGAGGGGGGTGCAAGGGCGGAATTTCTCCAGACCCACATCAACAAAGTCGTGGGAAATATCCGCGAGTGGATTGAACAAGGGTCAGCGCTTGGTGGACTAGTACTCAAGCCCTATGTTGATGGAAACACAATCAAGGTGGACCACATTCGTGCAGACGAGTTCTACCCGATTAGTTTCGATAAGGATGGGGAGTTGACCGCAGCGGTTTTTGTGGACTGGCGCCAGGTAGGCAGTTTTCATTACACTCGTCTGGAAGTGCACGAGTTGATCGGCACTACTATCACAGTCCAGAATCGGGCATTCCGCAGTTCCTCGGTTGAATCCCTTGGGGAAGAGATTTCGCTCGGCGCGGCACCGGTGTTTGATTGGCAAACCTTGCTTCCATCCGCAACCATCACAAATGTTGAGCACCTCTTGCTTGCATACTTTAGATTCCCCATCGCAAATAATATCGATTCGACTTCTGAGATTGGCATGTCATGTTTCAGCCGGGCAATTGACCACATCAAAGAGGCAGACCAACTTTGGTCAGACCTGTTATGGGAGTTTGAGTCTGGGCGCCGGGCACTGTACATTGATGAGTTGGCATTCAAAAAGGATGAAGTCACTGGCAAGCCGATTCTACCCAATAAGAGGTTGTACCGAACTATTCAGGCAAGCGGGATCAAAGAAGACTTCTTCAAGGAATGGACTCCAGATATCCGCGAGCAGAATATTCTGAATGGGTTGGATGCGGCGCTCCGGAAAGTGGAGTACAATTGCGGATTGGCTTATGGCACCCTCTCAAATGCTCAGAACGTGGACAAAACTGCGACCGAACTGAAAATCAGCCGACAGCGAACCTACTCAACTGTGGTTGACACTCAACGGGAACTTCGAGATACTTTGGAGCGCTTGATTTGGGCCATGGATATTTGGGCGACAATTACTGGGCTTCAACCAGGGGGTGCGGTAGAGACCGACTTCCAATTTGATGACTCGGTCATTGTGGATGCGGACAGTCAGCGCATCAATGACATGCAACTAGTCAATCAGGGCCTTATGAGTCGGCTTGAGTTTAGGGTGCGGAACTTCCATGAAACCGAGACGATAGCCAAAACTAAATTGGCAGAGATTTTGGCGGAGCAGACCGCTTCAGTGAGTTTATTCCCAGCAGAAACGGAGTAAAGCGTGCTAACACCCGAATATCTTGATTTTGCCGCTGAACCAATTTTAGAGTTGTATGAGGCGTATCAACTCTCAGTGATTCAAGACATTGCTCGCCGGATTGCCAAGTTAGATTACGCCAGACCGGCGGCTGCCTGGCAACTTCAGCGTTTGATCGAGTCTGGTCGAGTTTACAATAATGCGATCGCAGAACTCAGCACCCTCCTTGGGAAGAGCCCAAAGGTGCTGATGGAAATGTTCAAGCGGGCAGGGGTGCGGACATTGAGATTCGATGATTCTATCTACCGCAAGGTTGGGATGGACCCTTTGCCGCTGCACCTCAGTCCAGCCATGTTAGATGTACTTCTGGTTGGAATCCGCAAAACCCAAGGAGTTTTTGAGAATCTTACGCGGACAACCGCGCTCTTTGGGCAACAAGCATACATCCAAGCAACCGACCTGGCGTACCTTCAAATTTCAACCGGC